AATACCGTGAAGGAACCGTGCCCGGCAAGAAGCAGGGTAAAGGTACCAACGTTCAGGCGCTCATGCAGACGCCCATCAATCAGCGAAACTTTTTCGGCGCTGTCGCCCGCGCCCAAAGAGAAAAGTCTCTCTACACTGACGGCCTTGCAATCTACCTTGGTGATGACACTGACTCCAGCTTGCGCGCCCTGCCGCTGCGTGAAATTACCGGGCACATCAGCAACCCGGACCACAGCGAGGAAATCTGGGCGTACCGCCGCTCCTGGTCCTCCTACGTGCAGGGCGAGGCCACGCCGGTCGAGCGCAACGAATGGTACTTCACGGACACGTTCTGGGATAAGCGCCGACCCTCCATCAAAAACAGTGCAGGCAAGCCGGAACCTGTAAGCCAGAAGGTGCGTGCCTTTGACATGCACGCCAACCGCCCTGCCGGGTTTGCTTATGGCTCCCCCGATGCTTTGGCCGCTCTGGTATGGAGCCGCATCTTCAAGAGTCTTGTGCAGGACGGCGTGACAATGACGAGCGCGCTTGCCACTTTCGCTTTCAAGGCATCCGTTGCCAGCAAGAATGGTGCCGAGAACGTTTCCATGAAACTTGCCAACGCTAGCAGCGCAGGAAGCACGGCAACGGTCGGCGGGGCCAATGACCTTGTACCTCTTTCCAGCGCAGGCAAAACCTATGATTTCGCCTCGCTTGCACCTGTTGCGGCGGTGGTTGCCTCCAGCCTTGACGTGAGCGCCGAAGCTCTCACCTCCACCAGTTCAGCGGGTAGCCTGACCAGCCTGGATTTCAACACGCGCCTGGCAATGGAAGCGCGCCGGGCCGAGCATGTTGAATTTGACCGCCGTGTCATGCTGTGGCTGGGTGCGCCGGATGCCGAGGTGTATTTTAACTCGATGGATGACAGCGCTGAAGGCTACCGGATGATGCAGTCTGTCGTGCTGCGCTGGGAGACTGGCCTGTATGGTCCTGACGAAATCAAGGAGCAACTTGAGGAGCTTCTGGGTAAGGAAACCTTCAAGGCTCCATTCAAGGGCGTTATTGTGCCCAACAACATCGCGCAGGCTGGCATGACCGCTCCTGCGAAGAAGCCAACTAGTGTTGCCGCACCAGATCAGGGTGTTAGCAACGGTAGCGGCGGCCAGAAAAATTCAGGGAATGACATTCGGAATGATAGCAACGCCTAATTTAGTCAGCTAAACTAGAACCCCCGCGACGTATCGAGCGTCCGGGGGCATGACCAGTCGAGAAAGGACTGATATGACAATTGTACATGAGCCGATGTTTGTTGTGTACGGACTTTATGATGTGGCAGATGGGGACAAGAGAATTCGCTATGTTGGCTTGACGAGGCATGGAGCACAGGGGCGTCTAGCGACGCACTTCCGCTCCGCCAATCACAAAAAGACGAAGAATTATCCGGTCTACAATTGGATACGCAAGCATGGTAAAGAAAATATACGAGCGACAATTTTAGAGGACTGTCGCCATGATGAGAAACTTCTCAATGAGCGGGAGCAACACTGGATTAGCTTCTATCGCAATCTAATAGGGGTGGACCTGTTGAATATTCGTTTCGGTGGATCATCTTCCCCACTTGCCGAATCTACCAAGCGCAAGATGTCCGATAGCGCTCGGGGCAGGCAAGTATCGCCCGAGACTAGAGCGAAAATGTCTATTGCAGGCTTGGCCTACGTAGCCGAGAACGGTCCAAGACCAGTGCATAAATGGACAGATGAAGAACGCGCCGCATGGTCAATTAAGATGACAGGTGCAAATAATGGGTTTTATGGGCGCGCCCACTCTGCTGAAACATTGGCAAAGATTGCTGAATCACGCCCAAGCTTCAAGGGTGAGCTAAATCCGTTCTATGGCAAAACGCATACACCAGAAACTATCGTCAAGATTCTGGCCGCAAATATAGGCAGAAAAGATGGACCCGAAACCATACTCAAAAAGTCGCGCGCAACACGCGGCGAAAGCAATCCGGCAACGAGCCTTTCTGATGCTGAAGTTGTCGCAATTCATGACGAATACTGCCGGGGCAAAATCACTCAGAAGGAGTTGGGAATGAAGTATGGAGTATCCCAGGTGGTTGTCTCGGGAATAGCTACAGGGAGGACATGGAAATACTTAGGGCTTGAGCCTCGGCTCCATGGCTGCGGCAGGCCAAAGCCGGGCAGGGAGATTAGCCTTATCGCAGCCTGAGAATGTCCTGTATACTTGCTGTATGAGTAAGAAACTGCTAAAGGAGTCTGCTGCCTCAAAGCTGACTGTTCTCGGCAATCGCTGGAGGGCTGTTCTAGCAAAAAGCGGTCAGGGCAGCAGCGGTTACTACAGCGAAGAAGTTCTGCGCGAATTCGGCCCGCAGGCCCTTGCTCCAGGCGCTCATTGCTATGTTGGACACCCTACGGAGCAAAACCCCGGTAGAAACCTGAAAGACCTTGTAGGCACCTACCCTGACGGGGCTGTCTACGAGGAAGGTGTTGGCCTTGTAGGCGAACTTGAAGTTCTACCCCACTGGAAAGATTTCGTGGAGGCCGTGGCGGAACACTCGGCGCTGTCCATCTACATGATGGGCGAGGCTGATGAAGAGGGTCGCGTAACCTCTCTCCTAAAGGATCGTCAAAACGCTGTGGATATGGTCTCCTACGGGGGCCTAGAAGGCTCACGCCTTACAAATAAATTGTACGAGTCCGCCATTGCGCACTCGGATAAAGCTCGCGTCGAAGCCTCGGCGGAGAAACAAGAGAATGGAAAACCGATGGAAGAGAAGCTTGATAAGCTTATTGCCCTGTTCGGCACCTTCGTAACCGAATCGAAGACTGCGGCTGAAGCCGCGGTTAAGGCCGAGGCTGACGCTGACGCTCCCGAGAAGGTTGCCGCTGCTGCTGTTGAGGCGTACCGAGTTGCTGACAAGGCAATTACGACCGCTGGCCTGCTTGAGTCGCAGGTCGAGTCGCTGCGTACTGCTGCAATCGCCGGTGCCGATGTTGCCCCGCTGATTGAGTCGGCCAAGAAGATCGTTGCCGAGTTCGCCGCGCTTGCCGAATCTCAGGCTACTCCTGCTGGTGGCCGTGTCATTGAGTCGGGCGCTTCCGACGTTGACTTTGAATTCACTGGATACGGGGTGCGCAAGTAATGGCTGAGAACCGTATTTACGCCGGAATTGAAACCGAGCAGCGCGTCGTTGTTGTCGGGTCCAACGTTGCTCCCGGAACCCCGCTTATCATTTCGGGCCAGCCCGTTGTGACGCTGACCGGTTCTGGCGACTACGTAAACACCCGCACCATTGTTGCGGGCGACACCACAACCACGATCAGCCGCACTGGCTCTGGCGGAGTTGGCCTTCTTGCAACTCAGGCCACCGTCACCCCGACTGGCACGTTTGCCTTCCCCGTCACTGGCGCAACGTCCGCATCGGGCGGCGTCAAGGTGTACCTGACCGGCACCGGCCTGCTCACGCTGACCGTGGGCACCAACGCCGAGTATGGGGTTGTTGATTTCTTCCGTGGGGAAATTTCCGCCACGGACACCGCCGTCAAGATTGGGATCAACCTCTAATGGACAAGAAGCTTGAAGAGAAGCTGACTAACGGTGGGCGCGTCCCGCTTCCTATCGGCACGAACAAAGCCAAGCTCATTGCTGCCGATCAGATCATTGAAGGCATCCGCAAGGGCGATAGTCTCGCTGTCGGTGCATTCAAGGAGCACCTTGGAGCACGCTTTGGCGAAACCCTGACCACTGGTGACGACTTCATTTACGCCTTCAGCCACATGACAGCCCTTGAGGTTGACAACGAGTGGGTTGCACGCGAGCGCAACTGGAAGCGCATCATGCCCACCCGCGTGGTCAACACGTTTGAGGGAGCAAAGGTCTACTCGATTGACCCGACCGTAACTGGCCTGAGCCGTCCGGTAACCGAGCCGGGTAAGCCCGGTCACGTTGCCCCGATTGTGCCAGAGAACTCGCCCTATCCCGAGTTCCAGTTCGCGGGTGAAGAGGCTAGCGGTGGAGGAATCCACAAGGCTGGTGGTGCTTTCGGGCTGTCGTTCGAGCGCATTGTTAGCAACCCCGGAGAGCTTGTTCCGGTGCTGCCTACGCTCATCACCGAGTTCCTGCTCGACCGGGAAGAGTGGGACGCTTTCAATGGCCTCGTGACCTTCCTGGGTGACGCGCAGCAGCTTGCCGCAGGCTCTACCCTTGATGGAGAGTCTGTTGTCGCTAACGCGCCTCTTGGTCGCGGTGCGCTCAACCTTGCTGTTGAGCAGCTTAAGCGTCGCAAGCTGAATGACCGCGCGCTGGGTATTAGCACCCTGACGCTGGTTGTTCCTGTTGGTGGTGGCGAAACTGCCAAGTGGTACATCAATACCCTGACGCCCGGAGCATTCACCACCACGCCTGGCTCCACGGGTGGAACTGAGCGCAGCTACACGCTGAACGGTTACAACCCGCTCGCTACCATCACCGATGTTGTTGAGTCCGAGTACATCGCTGATGACGCTTGGTATCTCATCCCGACGCCCGGTTCCATCCGCGGCAACAAGCGCTTCATTGAGCTTGGTATGCTGCGCGGACACGAAGCGCCCGAGATTCGTACAGAGAATGTCACCGGTAATTATGTCGGTGGCGGTG